AATCAAAGACATCATCAACCTTGTTGTCAGTAAATAGACTTTCAGATTCTTCTTTGAAGATATATGACAAAGACTGTACTTTTTTCTTCCAATCAACATATCTTCCCTCTCCTTCTTTAATCATCTCTCCAATCCACATACTCTCAGGATCAGAACATGAAACAAAATTAGATACAAAAAAGTCTACAACTTCTTTATCATTCTTCTGTCTTGAAAATCTCTCAAACCAAAAGCGATCCTTTCTTTTATAAAAGGCTTCTTTGGTTGCTCTTGTCTTGCCACCATACTTATGGTAATCATAGTGGTCTTTTGTGAAGTGATTCTTTAATGACAAATAACAACGGTAGGCATCAAACGGCATCATTACCTTCCTTCTCTGGATTTATTCCTTATTGTAATATGATTTCCCTCAATTGTAAACTCTAGATAATCTCGATGATCCCATTCAAGTTTTTCATATAATTTATTGAGTTTTTTCATATCATCCCACAGATCAGTGGGAGTTGGTTCACCCCAAAATGGGTTCTCATCATACTCATCCATCAGAAAATTATTTTAGCCCTCGAAGTTCTTCTAAGAAAATTAAGTTCCTGTGCTTCGTACTTTATTTTTTCTTTAAGTGGTTTTGATATCAGTTTTGGAACTGATTCTAAATCAATGGAATTGAGTTCACAGAAATAGACAATCGCATCGATGTAATTCATCTCTTCTTGTGCTTGCACGAGACCTTCAATCTCTTGTGCGAAACGAGCAGGACAGTAAAACTTATCCTCGAATGCCTTTTCTAGTTCATTGTCCATTTGGCGACCCAGTGTTGTGAGATACAAATTCTTTAATATAACGAACTAATAATTTAATATAATCCCCTTTGTTCCTTTTGTCAAATACTTTTACCTCTCCGTCAGGAGTTACCATTAAAGTAATGAGTTTGGTTATGGGAATCTCAGTGAGTTCGTAGTACGCAGCAGCATAAAACATTTCTTGTACAAAATAATTTGTACACCATTTCTCAGGTTTTATTTTTGTAGAGGTTTTAAAATCTATTACAGCTAGTTCCCCTTCATACTCTGCAATGCAATCAACTCTACCGGCAAGACCAAGGTATTCTGAGTAAAGAGTCCTCTCGATAGCGTGTATATTATTTATCTTGTCCAGATATGGTAGGGTATTGTAAAACATGAACTTTGTGAGAGGCTGATAGTCATCCCATTTCAATTCAAGATTCAACAAATAGTTTTGTGCTGCTTCATGATAATCTGTGCCACGAGCAGTTGCTTTTCTTGTAATCTTATTTGCTTCTTCAACACCAACTCTCTTCCTCCAGTCAGCAAAGATCTGACGATTATAAAAGGATGTCACAGAAGTGATTGACGGAACCCAATCTCCACTTGGAAGATTATAAAGTCTTATACCGTTAGTTTCTTTTTTTTGTAATTCAAGATCACCGAGATAATTATGATGAATAAAGCTCATAAATTAAGTTCCATTTTTGCAAGAATAAATTCTTTAACTAAACCAGATCGAACAATATCTTCCACACCAAACTCAATGATATCTATAGATGACATCAAACGAAGAACTCTCATAAAATCTACAATACCATTTCTTTCGTTTTGTTTGATGAGATCAGTTTGTGTTGCATCTCCACAGAACATGATCTTTGTGTTCTCTCCTACTCTAGTCATTATACTATCTAATTCATGAAAATTCAAGTTTTGGAACTCGTCAACGATGATTATGGCCCTATCAAATGTTGTTCCCCTGATAAACGATGTGCTCCAGAATGAGATCGTTTCTTGTGCTTTTAAATTACCATAGAGCATTTCAAAATCTGCTGCTGATGGTAACTCAAACATATACTTCACCATATTCTTATATGGTATTTGATAGAGAGTAGATTTGTCCTCATGATCTCCGGGTAAGAAACCAATCTCTCTGGTCGATACAAGCGATCTGACGATGTATATTTTCTCATAGGGTGTGGATGGATCTAAGACATCGCACAACGCATTGTACAGCGTTATAAAGGTCTTTCCTGTACCTGCTGCACCGTATGCAATAATGTTTTTTCCTTCAGTATATGAGTCAAATAATTTTTGCTGATTCTCTGTAAGAGGCTCAATGTCCCTCAACATATCAGCGTTGATTGGTTTTTTCCTCTTCATTTGTTTTGCCGTGAGTCCGACACCTATGGGTTGTTGTTCTGCTTTTCTTTTTCTTGGCATATTAAACAGGTCTTACTTTAGAACCGGGAGCTTTGGATGCTTTGTGTAATACATCATTCCAACCGGGGTGTGTCTTACGAAGTTTATCATAAACTTCTCCGACTTCTCCAACGTTTGCAACTCCTTGCATCCAGTCTTTATCCCAATCAGGATTATCTTTTCGCCATTGATCGTACTCGGTCATTGACATCTGGATTTCTTTTTGTTCGCCAGTTTTCAAGTTCTTTACAGGGTAAGTAGGCATAGGTGTTTTAAGTTTTGTAAATATTTAGACTTATCAATCTGAACCGTCATCAAACATCTCATCATAGTTTAAGGGTGCAGATGAGAAAGTCGCAGGAGGTTTATAAGCATCCACATCAGAATATACTTCGCTCTCTAGTTCTTCAACGATCTCCTTAAGAGCCATGACTAAGACTTTTAATTTTCCTTTGTCCATGAAAACTTTTCATTTTATTTATTATACACAAAAAAAGAGAAAAGGTCAACCCTTTTCTCTTGGATTAAACAATTTCCATTGTTTATTGAAAACAACATCAACGTAAACCCACTTCGCATAATGAATCCCACGATAACATAAGAAAGCAAATACTTTCTCTGGGTCATGAATTTCTGGATCAAAATCTGGAATTTCGGGTGGTTCCCAATTAAAATTGATATGTATCATTTGACTTTACCTACTGTAACAATTATTTATAATTGTATAACAGTTGTGCTTCTGCGTAGATGATTGCCAAGAAAACTACGCTTGCAAGCAAGATTTCTGTGACTACAATCATCTTACTTAGCTCCTTGTACAGCAACGCCTCTGTAAACAAGTTGTTTCTGAGACTGCTTAGTTTCCTTTTGACGAGTTTCAGTATCATACTGAACTCCTCTGTAAGTAACCTTTGCCATTTGGTTTCTCCTAAAGTAATTGGACTTTTTAAATCCGTTCCTTCAGTCGGCTTTTGCGTCTCCCGTAGGAGATGAACGAACCCGTTCCGAGTCGGCTTACTTGCGTCCTATTTGCCATGCCTCACATTGTTCATCTGATACCTTTGTACGAAAGTAATCTATAAGATACTCGTGTGCATCAGAGCTAAGGTTTTCATCACTGAGAACCTCAATTCTTGCTTGATTCCAATCATCACATGATAATTCCCAATGGGCAGAATCATGTTCAGATAGAAGTAATACCAGCAGTGCGAGAGTGTGCATATGGATGAACGATGTGTTAATTCTAACACATTTATACTATATAGTCAAGTAATTTTGTAACTTGAGTTACAATTTTATAATGATTTTAGATTTATAACTTAAATCCAGCGAATGTGTCTTTCTTGACATCCTGTTTGATTCCACCAACCACATATGATTCAACTTCTGTCTCTTGAGGTGCAACTTGAAGACCCTTAGAGGATATCCAATGTTGTGTCCAAGGTAGTGGATTATTACGGGCAGGGATGTCATAGATTGGTTTTAATCCTATCGCTTTCATACGGCGATTGGCAATCCATTCTACATACTGTCCTAATAGTTTGTCATTAAGACCAATCATACTTCCATTCTTGAAGAGATATTTTGCCCATTGTTTCTCTTCATCAACTGTCTTCTTAAACATGCGAATTGTATTATCTCTTTCCTGTTCTGCGATGAGTTTCATCTCTGGGTCATCACCTTCGTTCCACTTGTTTAATATCTGTTGTGTGACAACTACATGCTGGTTTTCATCCCGACTAATGAGGGATATGATTTTAGCAGATCCTTCCATGAGTTTGAGCTCACCGAATGCAAATGAACATGCGAATGATACATAGAATCGTATTCCTTCCAGAATATTGACATTGGCGATTGCCCTGTAGAGTTTCCGTTTGAGTTCATGTCTGTCGTAAGTTCCTGTTGGGTGTCCTTCAACTGCATACTTCCACAGATTACCAGAATCGTACTCATGAGCATCGTTCACAAAATCATCATATGATGAGGTTACACTTTCTGCACGTTCTAATATCTTCTCGTCTTGTAAAATTGTATCGAATACTTCGGCTGGGTCTGAATAAACATTCTTGATAATGTATGTGTATGAACGACTATGGATCATCTCCATAAATTGCCAGACGTTCATGCATGCTTCCAACTCTGGAAGAGAACAATATGGTGCGAATGCCATACCAGGCGCCCTACCTTGAACAGAGTCTAACATAATCTGATATTTTAGATTAGATGTGAAAATGTGTTTCTGTTCTGGACTCAAATTCTGATAGTCAGAACGGTCTTTTTGTAGGGAAACTTCCTCTGGTCTCCAGAAGTAGCCTAATTGTTGTTGAGTTAATTTCTCGAACACAGGGTATTTAGACCCATCGTATCTTTGAACTCCTAAAGGTTGTCCAAAAAACATGGGTTGTTTCTTAGTTTCGACTTCGTTTGTGTTAAAAACAGTGATGCCTGACACTCTATTCTCCGTGGTTAAATTTTACAGGATTCGCAATCTTCTTCTTGTTCGATAGAACAGTCGCCTAATAATTTATCTAATTCTACTTTTACATCAATTTCATCAGATTTAAGATCATTTGTGTTCTGATAGTAGGATGTTTTCCAACCGTATTTGTATGTAGTTAAAAGATCATTTGCCATGACAGATACAGGAACTTCATTGTCTGGATAGTTCTCTGGATTATAACTCCAGTTACCAGATATTGCCT